AGCGACTACACCGTTATACAATTCGAAAATGTGGCGACCTCCGTCTGGGTAAAATAGTAAAATTCCCCACTTTAGAAACAAATCTAAAATGGTTAAAAATTAAAAACCCCATCGTAAGGCACCCAATCATTGATTGAGTTACACATTTCAGATTTGTTATAACGCGAAACTCTTTTTAAAAAAGAGATCAAGCATCGCCCACTTGATTTTAAAAAGTCCTCTATGGTGGAGGACCGGGTGTTGAATCATATAGATGCAACATAGGTGCATTAAGAAAAAATACAAAAGTATAATCTGCACCAATTGACGAATAATAATTGAATCCACCATTTGTGAAATTAGTTATTTCCGCGGGTGTGAAAGCTGCTGTAGCTACCACACAATCATCAGTTGTTCCATCCGCAGTATCACCCTCAGTACGAGTGGCTGCTGCATTTGAATGGAATTTGTAATGTGAATACATAGGCATACTGATAGATACAGCAGCCTGAGTATCTTGATTGGTCAGAGAAATACCCATTTGACCACTTTTAATATTACTTCTCATAGCTCTATCAACATGACCATTGCCAGATGAACTCGTAGCTGTAGAGAGTGAATAATTATTAGCTGATAGATTTTCAGCACCTCTACCAATAGTAAGATTTCGTGCTTTTTGTGTGGTATAAGTATTTAAATGCCAATTCATAGCTCCTCTATGACCAATATAGCAAAGAGACATATAAGCATTATATGACCACGCAGTCCAATTATAAGTTTTAGCTCCTGCTACAACTATACCATTAGCGGAACTTGTTCCATTAGGATCGTAACCTGGAAATAAAGGTACACGTCTGATAAAACTACGTAATATCGCCAATTTATGAGAACCACTGAATGTATAATCAAATGGATAAAATCCAGTACTCGTTGTTCTTCTCAATAATTGTCGCATAGAAGTTATACTTTCACCCATATACACTAGATTTAATCCAGGATAGGGTGATGAACCTTTCAAACCTAATTGATATTCTTCATTACTACTGGCATCATAATCAACTTCAGTAGATTGGACAATATATGGTGACATATCAGCATTAAGTTCCTGTGGGGCTGCAAAATCCACATTTTCACAACCACTCACAAAAGTTGCAACAGTTATAACAGCTGAAGCTACAGGTGATGTTTGTTCTGTTAACACACGTACAGTAAGTATACCATTATTGTGAGTTAAACCCGGAAAAACACTAATAGCAGAATTATGTTCGTCTTTAATATCTGTATCCAATGGTAAATACGCTGTTGGTTGCGTATAAGGTACAATAAAAGTTACATCACTGTTCTCCGATATATCCACAATTTTGGTATAATTAGTTGTGGTAGTATCTGCAGTACCACTTAGATCCCCATGTGGATCCCAAGTAATACGCACTCGCCCTCTGTGATATTGAGAAGCTAAAAATTTAAATCGAAATTTAATATCTCCTCTCCAATATTTGAAACACTGCGAAACATACCCCATAGGTGTATTATAGATCAAGGTTTCGCCAGTCATTGTAGATACTCTTTTAATAGCTGGATTTACACCAAAATTATATAAAAGAGTCCCTTCTACATCTGACGCGTCCCAATCAAAAGTATTGATAAATGATTCTCTTGTCACTAAAGATTTGATTGCCAATTCATCTCCAGTATCTACATAAGAGATTTTTGGATCAATGGATAATTCATTCTTAGCATCAATAGTAGCTTTTTCAATAGGGATACCAATTTCTGTTGCCGCAAATTGAGGGAAAGGTTGATTTTTAAATTCATGAACATCATCAATAACAGGCACATCTGTATATCCAAATAGATTTGCAATACCAGCAGCTGCATCAGCAGCCATAGAAGTTGCAGTCATAAAAGGACCTATAACAGGAACAGTTGATAATTGACCAGTTAACTTTGCTATAGCAGAAGCAGGTTTAGAAATCGTTCCTTCATGATGATATTCATCTTTCTTTGCTGTACCTTTCTTATGTTGTTTAGATTGCACAACAAAATCGTACAAAACAAGTGAAGTTGAAACACATCTACACACTGTGTAGATATCCTTCATTGCATGCACACATTTATACCGTTTACTATGCACAATAGGAATTTCAGTAGATTGCACAGCTAATTGAAGAGTTGGACCAGCCAACTCCAAATCTTCTGCCCAAGCATAAACCTGAATAGTACAATTAGTACCAACAACAGCATTTGCATTACGTAACTGGTCCAATGAAACCAAGCTTAAAGTTCCCATTTCTTGTAAATCTGTTGAACTTGTTGCATCTAACCATTCTTTATGATAAAAGAAAGGCAATGTCATTGAACCTCCTTGATTATTCTGTGGATAGAAATAAATATGAGGTCTTTGAGAAAAAGGTACAAGTTCACGCAATCCACCAAGAGTGGTCACAACAGGATCAAACTGCGTCAAAGGTTGATAAGTCATAATAGCTCCACTATAGTAAAATGGTGAAGCATTTATTACCAACTTTATCTTTAAATTACATTTAAGCATGTAATAGTTATCCAATTTCTTCTTAATAGCAACATGATTAAAAAACAAATGCCATGGTTTGAAAGAGGATGAAGCAAAATCTAGAGTTCCACCCAATGGCCAATCTTTGGAGTAGATATTAACTGGTCTTTTTAAAAAACCAGCTAGATCTGCTTTTTGAGAACCATCACCACGAAGATAACTCATATCATATCGTAAATCAGCATCAACACCAGGATGAGCATCATCAAAACCAACAATTTCTTGTTGTGTAGTGTCTTCACCATCAGATAATTCTAATGCTGAATAATCTGAAGATACAGTTTCTTTTGATTGAACCTGATATACAGATGGTTGTCGTTCAAGTTTTACTTTCTTCAAAGGTTTGGAAGCTTCGTTCTTTAAGACAGTGTATCCTTCCGCGGTACACTCCTCGAACATATAATAATTATTAAAATCGGTCGCAAGTCAGTTTTAAGATTGTTATTGTAGACTCATACAGTATAACAAAATTGTACATTTCTATTGGGTTCAACCAAACCCTTCTCTAAATAGAGATTTTGAGGATCGCTCTGGTAGAGTTAAATAAAATACCCACACTCGCACAATGATATGAAAGTACATTTAGTTTATTGTGCGCAGTAACTGCATTTTATTAATCTTAGTTGGTTATAGATGGTAGATTAAACACCTTGTTGATCTTAAAGATCTGCTTCAAGCGCTAATAGTGATTCACCGCAAACGCGCTTTGAATTGTCCCAAAATTCTTTTATCAATTGATTAAAAGTTGGGAAAGTAGAATCCAAGACCCAATCTTCGATTCCTACTTTATTAACTACATCTTTCAGTAGTTTAATCTTTTTATCGTACACTTCTCTTCCATAGAAGAAATATTCTCGTACAGCAGAAGATATAACTGCCAACATTTGTTCTTCTCTTGATATGGTTTTAGAACGAACCCACACCATTAACATCTTCTCAATCGAAGAGTGCTCAAGTGGTGCCAAATAAGCTTTCACTTCATCATCATATTCCCAAGTTCTTTTAAGAAAAGAACATTCTTTGATGTTGATTAATGGTATTGAAGCCGCTTCTTTATCAGCCATAGTATACACAATACCCATGGTTGCAAAAGCTGCAGAAACAGTAGTATGATTATACCAACTGTTATTTTTTGAAACACTCATTATATTATCATCACCATAAGTCATCAAACTAACATTATCACGAAAACTTGTAACTTCACTGTCCGGATTTAGTAAATGATATGCGTATCTCATATACAATGAATTCAACAAACTGTTTATGATAACAGTCAAAGGATGTCCAGATGGATTTGATCCATAAAATTGGACTAAATCCCCATTATAATCTACAAGTGGAAATGCAACATCAGTTTTGATCCCTTCAAGAACTAATAAATCTTCTTCATCATAGTTACCACTATTTTTACAAAGAGTTATCAATATATCAAAAGCTGCTGAAATAAAATGTGGAGACATCCTTTTATCAAAAGATTTATAATCTCCAGCAATCATACGATCGGAACCATATTTTGTAATATATTCATACATCTGGTGCCATTCATATGATTGTGCAACTGTACCAGGTGCAGCTTCAAAAGTGAATCTGTTATTTTGAATCAAACGAATTGTACATAACAGATATTTTCTCACGACAATAGTCCAATCAAATGGAGCACCCGTGAAAACTCTTGTCTTTTTCATTTTAATCTTTTTAAAAGCAACAGGTTCATCTTTCAAATGAGCACAAAAGTTCGGATAAGCTCTTTCACCTTTCTGATAAAGTTTAACAATATTTTTTGCTCGATTCATAATTTCATCACTAACCTCTACAGGGTGCTGCATTCCATACATCTCAGGTATAGCTGTCATAAATTTCTTCTTAGAGCATTTCCAAGGATTCCCTGCTGATGTACTACGATTGATCTTATCAACATAAGCAACACCATGGGCTCCATTGATTGAAGTGAAATCATCATAAACATGGAGTGCATTTAGATCTTCACTAGATAAATTCTTCATAATATCTGCACAAAATGATTGTACACATTGTTTAAGAATATCACCATTAATTTCAGTAACTGGTTTAATCATATCTTGTGCTGCTATACGCCATGGTTCCCAACCTTGCATAACAGGTGGTCCAAATCTTATTTTGTAACCTTCTTTATCCAAATATGGTACTAATGGAGTCATTTCAACACGGGATTTCCCAGATCGACGAAATCCGGTAAAACTTCCATAAACTGCCGCTGAACCACTATCAAAATAGCGAAAAACAGATTTCTTTGATAATTCACCAACACTTCTTTCTGCCGATTGAGAAGATAAAATAGGTGTTCCACTCTGGATCTCATATTTTAATGCATCCTGTACACATTTTATTGAATCAGCTGTAATAGGAACAGAAAAGATTCTATTAATATTCAGTTGTGCAATAATATGAAATCCTGCAACAAAGAAACCCAATGGTGATTCAATTATCAATAAAGAACCACAATCACCATCTACAGTAGGAATACTATCATTAGTTACACCAATAATTTCATGATTATATCCAGAAATTCTTCCGGAACCCACAAAACCAGATTTGAAGGTGCGAGAAACATTTCTCTGAGTTACTGAACCATCTTCTTCTCTTGATAACAAGAAACCATTTAATTTAAGAGTGACATCATTCTGCAAAAGATATTTTTCAACCCCTCGTTTGGGTGGCAAACCTCGTAGATAGAAAAATACAGTATCTGTAGTAACATCACGATGAATAATATCAGCATTAGTTAAAATACAAATTAAATTGGTTGTAATACCATCTTTAGTACTTTGCATAGTCACATTCAAACGAGTTTCGGTTTTGAAATCCGGAATATTATGACTGTTTGTAAAATATATTTGCCCTTTCAAGCAAGTTGCTTTTACTTTAATAAGAGTATTCCTCTCAGTAGACACTAAAATATGAATCAATTCGCGAGACATTAATTTCGCAAAAGATTCTCGTGTCATACTATTAGAACTTGTACTTTGAGGAGTCATGTCAAATGAAGATAAATCATATGA